GGTTGTTTAACTTAATTAATGCCATTATGGTTTCTCCGGCCAAACAACATCATCTAAAGATGTTGCACTATCTGTTATATCTCTGAGAGCTGCTCTGTATGTTTTCATTGCAGTAGGAATATTAGTTCCTAACTCTTTGTGCTTAGTGACAACCCAATCTGTTTCTGCGAGTTTGGCGTTTCTTTCTATACGAAGTGCCATCATGTTTGCTTCAGTATTGGCAGCAGTTTCATCATAAGATACTACATTATCATCTGAGTCATAAGCGATGTTTTCACGAATTAAAACTACTGATGGATTTAGTTTATATATTGCTTCATGTTTATAAATCATACTGCAATCTCCATAATAGTCATAGTACAGTTACTACCTATTTTGTTAATATATCCAGTACCACCATCATGTTTGTGCAAAATCATTTTAACATAAAGTGTTGATGTAGTGCCAGATGTAAAATATGCAGACAATGAAGCAGACATCAAATTCGTGGTGCTAGCAGATCCAGACTGAGCAGTATATACATCACCCACCTTTGTTCCACTATTATCACCACCTGTAGTGCCATGTTTAAAATAAAACTCATTCCTGCCAGTTCCATTTGTAGCATTCTGAATAGTAGCAATTGCAAAAATTTTACTTGATGATGATGTCGGAGTAAATGATGCTTGAAGGCCTGAGTAGATATTCGTGCCAGTAAAACTAACTTCTCCTGTAATCTCAGCACTTGCGACTTGCAATACAGAGCCAGAAGGCATATCTGTGCGTGTCAAACCAGCAAGTTTTGCAGAAGTAATAGCACCATTGTTAATCTTTGCAGTAGTCACTGCACTAGAACCAATCTTTGCAGCGGTTACAGCACCACTACCAATCTTTGCAGCAGTAACCGTTCCGTCACTTGGTGTTCCAATATTAAGAACATCACCCATCGCCATGATGAAGTCGATGTTATCAGAACTTGTTAGAGCAGAAGCGAATGTGATTGTTGAACCACTAACTGTGAATGAATCTTGTGGAGCCTGCATAACACCATTAAGGGAAACCAATAGATGGTTTGCACTTGCTGGAGAATAAGCAGCACTATCCAACTGTAAGTTATAGGTTGCGGTTGCTGAAGTCGTAATTGAATCCAACTTAGAGTACGCACCTGTTAACGGTTGTTGTCCTATGAATGGCATATTATTTTTTCCTAATCTCGTTCATACTATTTAGTCTGCATCTGCAATGGTTAAGGTTCCAGCTTCAACTTGTTTCAAAATCTCTGCATAGTGCCTGTTGGATGGATCTAGTGGGACGAATAACTCTTGTCCGTCTATGGTGGCACAGATACTAGTGTTTATATCATTATCTGATAAATATTGCACTGATGTAATGTTCATTTGTTCCATTGATTATAACTCCGCATCTATACTTATAGAACTGGATCCGCTGGAAAAAAGACCAGATGGCGATCCACTGTTAAGTCCACTGAACCCACTACCATGTATCCTTGCGAGTCCTGTTGCACTGGGAAGTTGAACAGTTAGTGAACCAACCCCACTGGGATACCCTCCTACGTTTGTTAGAAAGGCCAAAGTACCGCCAGACGTTCCAGCAGCGGGTAAAGTTATGGTAGGACTGGCTCTTTTGGGCAAATAGGACAACATAGTGTTAGCTGTCGTTGTAGTGTTAGCTGCACCTATAGAAACAAATTGAGTGTTACTATAGGTCAATCGTTCAAAATACCTATGGCACAAATTTAGTTCTTCACCGTATGAACGGTGCTCGAATGGAGTTGCAGTGTCGCCGACCTCTAGTTGGACTCCTGTTATGTAAAAGGTTGCTCCATTTGTCCCTGCCCAATTAACTTGATTGGTAGAGCCTGCATATTTATTAGAGGCAATCCAAGACCCAATTGTTGAGGTTGTGAAACTTCCTCCATCATTATCTAAACAAAAGAACAGCTGAAAACTCAAACCACTTGTAGAAGGCCATGTACCTGTAGTATCACCATCTATTGTTATAGTTTTCTTTTCCCAAGTATCTGCTGTGTTTATAGTGTACTCACTAACGTAACTTCTGTTAGCCGTACTATTCATTGCAGACGTACTATATGTTCCAGTGATAGATGACCTGACCCAAAAACTCAATGTAATATTTTTTGCAGTAGTTTTACCGAACCCTGCACTAGAGAAATTGTGACCTTCAATTTTTTGTGCAATGTTAAAGCCAGAAGGAGTTGTATTAGACGTTACTTGCAGTTTTAAGGCTTGAGTGAATGTATCTGGAGTAGATGCTGTGTCTTGAGACATTGTTACTGTTGGAGTTGATCCATTCGCTTCTATATAAAATCGGTCTATAGTGTTATATCCTGTTGACGAAGTGCTTACACTAGTCCCACGTTGTGCCACTTGCATAGCACCATTGATTATCATATTTCTACGACCAAGGTTTGATGTAACCTGTCCTTCAATTCCTTGTATTTTACTTAGTGCCATTATGGTTTCCTATTAATCTCTACTATTTATTATATGTCTATTGCGTCTGATATGTTTTTAGCTGTATCTACAACACCTAAACTATATGCTTGTGTAATTTGTGCATCAACACCTACTGCTAAAGCTACGCTATTAGCATTACAATGAGTTACAAGTTTAGCAATAATTTCTTCTTGTGCTACTCTTGCTCTTTCGTGTATTGAATTATCACACCAATCTTGTACTGAATAAGCAGCGTATTCAAGAGATTTAGTTTGTGTGTCTGTTAATGTTACTGTTATGTTTGCCATAATTGTTTCCTTTTATACTGTTATAGGTTAGCTTAACAAGCACCCTGTCATTCTTGTACGGACGCCATTAGTTGCGCCTCCTTGGCTTGAATACAGTCTCATATTTACATAATCGCCTGCGGCAAGATTTAATATCCTAGACTGCACAGCAGATTCGGTATCTCCAAAGTTTGTCCAACCGTTATTTACAAAAGCATTATTAACTCTAAAGGCAATGTGTGATGTTCCAATACCAGAATACGATACAGCGCCAGTAAAGAGATATCTACCAGCCACTGGGGCGGTAAATCTGCTTGTAGAAGTGTTATAGTTATTGCCTGCATCAAATTCCTCGTTAGGAAGTGTGGCATCAACATCGGTGTTAACCGCTACACTTTGATTGTTACCATAAGCACTAAAAGCAGGTTGGTATGGGGTTGTAACATTACCTGATGCGTCTATGCGTATGCGCTCTGTGCCGTTAGTGTGAAATAGCATAGGATAAGCGCCTACGCTAGATATTTTAACATCACTGCCAGTTTGAGTGCCAAGGGTAAGATGCGAGGGTAAAGTAGGGTGCTTAACATCAACTCCATTACCAGTAAATATTGCAGCTTTAGTTGAACCACCTGTTGAAACATCAAGTGCAGCACTCGGCGAACTCGACCCAATACCCACTCTGTTATTAGATGTGTCTAGTGTAATTGGGTTCAATGCAGTTGAGGCAAGCTTTGCAGAACTAATTGAACCGTCAGCAGGAACGACTGAGTTCTCTTCTAGTCCTTTGAATACGACATAGAAGTTCATTCCAGTTGCTGGAGCAGCAGACATTGTAAGAGTTGTTCCGTTAACGGTATAAGCATCAGTAGGTTCTTGGCGAACATTACCTACGAATACTTCAATATCGTTTGCAGAAGCAACTGCACTACTTAATGTGAATGCTGTTGTAGTTCCATTTGCAGTGAAGTCTTGTTTAGTTCTTGAAGAGAAACTAGCATTTGGTGTACTTCCAAGATATGGCATAGTTTATCCCCTTATGCTTTTTCCATGAAACCAAGAACAACATCTAGTGCCGAACCAGTTCCAGCTTTAACTTTTAATATGTCTGCTGCCTCTAAGATATACTTCTGTCCGGCAAGAGTTTCTAGTGTAGTATTCGCTGGAATACTTACGTTCTCTAATAACTGAAAGTCTGCTGATGCAGAACCATCTCTGAATTGAACTTGGACTGTGACTGCACTTGATGATTTGTTTGCAATTGCAAGTCCTAAAATAACTGTTTGTGTTGCTGAGGGGGCAGTATATAAAGTTTGATAAGAACTATTACTTACATTTGCCAGTGCAGCGTTTTTAAATGTGTTCGCCATGTTTTTTTCCTATTATTTATCCTAATGCAATTGCTAATGCGGTTGCGTCATCTTCTGGATCAAAGTTTAACTTCTCTTTAGTAACTTGTGCATTTTGTATTTTTGCGGTTGTTATTGTTCCATCTGCAACACTATTTAGTGTGTTCACACCATTCAATTGTATTACTTGAATGTTATTTGTTCCACTTGCTGGAGCAGATGTAAAGGTTAATGTAGAACCAGAAACCGTGTATGCATATGAAGAACCATGTCTTTGATATACATTATCAACGAACACCATGAAGTTCTCTGCTGTATTAGAGGCAGGGACTTCTGTTAGTGTAAATGCAGTTGTTGAACCATTACCGTTAAACTCATCAATGTGAGTATTTGAATTCGTTGCAGCTGCAGTAAGTAATTGTCTACCCATGTAAACAATAGAACCTCTGTCTGCGTTGTCTGGTGCTTCAGAAAAGTTAATATATGATACACCACTTGTCGTAGAAGTAGAATATGAATACTCTGGTTCTTGAACGATACCACCTAACACCACCAACAACTGAGTTGGGGATGCAACTGTATGGTCAAGTGCATACTGTGTGGTAGAACCATCACCAGTAATAACCTGTCTTTCAAATACACCGTAGGACGGTTCTGCTCCAATATATGCCATTTAGTTTCTACCTTTAAATTTCTTAATCATATTTATACTGCGTCCCAAGATTGGTCTGTCTCATTCCACACATATTCAGTGTCAGCTGTTGCGTCTGGTTCTGCCACTGGGCATTCCCATACAAATGTTGTAGCATTTAATGTCCAACTAGGATATGGTTGTGGTTGA